TTATCTTGCAAAATTTGGATTAAGGAAATCAAAGCGATGAATAAATTTCAAAAATTATTTATTACGGTAGGTGTTGCTAGCGCAGTAGGAATAACCTTTGCTTTGGCTGCACTAAAAAGTATTCCAAAATCATTTGATTGGGAGGAAGACGATGAGTGAAAACCTACATATAACTGTTGATCAAGTCAATCATCCATCGCACTACACAACTGATGCTTCAGGGGTTGAATGTATAGAAATTACACGCCATCGTAATTTTAACGTAGGCAATGCTTTTAAATACTTGTGGAGAGCAGGAATTAAAGATGAATCTAAAACAATACAAGATCTAGAAAAAGCAATCTTTTATATTAAAGATGAAATTAATAGACTAGAAGGTAAATACAATGTCAAGTGAAATAGAATTAGTAAATCATCTTGATGAAGTAAATGATGTAGTTACTGAATACTTAAAGGGTAATGATCCAACCAAAATTGCTAAAGATTTGGGTATGCCAAGAGTTAGAGTAGTTGCTCACCTAGATGAGTGGAAGGCTAATGCATCTAACAATGCTGCAATCCGTGCTCGTGCAAAGGATGCTCTGGCTGGTGCTGATGCACACTATAGCAAACTTATAACAAGGTCTTACGAAGTTATAGATGAGGCATCAATTACAAATAATCTTGGTGCAAAAACTGCTGGTATTAAACTGGTTATGGATATTGAATCTAGGCGTATTGACATGCTACAAAAAGCTGGCTTGTTAGAAAATAAAGAACTTGCAGAAGAGATGGTAGCAATTGAGAAAAGACAAGAAGTTCTTGTTGGAATACTAAGAGATATTGCTTCATCACACCCAGAAGTTCGTGATTTAATTATGCAAAAGCTTTCTTCTATTGCAAAAGAGGGAGAGGTAATTACAGTTGTCAGCCATGTTCAATGATTTTATAGAAGTATTAAAAGAAAATAACTTTAATGATATTCCAGTTGATGCTAAGACATTTGTAGAGTCCCCTGAGTTTCTTGGTCAACCACCACTATCTAAAATACAATATGATATTGTTGAAGCAATGAGCCAAATTTATAAAAAAGAAGATTTAGAAGAGTTGATGGGTGCCGTAGATGGCTCTCAATATTATAATAAATATACAAAAAATGAAATTATTTTACAACTTGGAAAAGGAAGCGGTAAAGATTTTGTTTCTACAGTAGCCTGTGCATATGTAGTATATAAATTACTATGCCTTAAAGACCCATCAAGATACTATGGAAAACCATCTGGAGATGCTATTGATATTATTAACGTTGCAGTTAATGCTCAACAAGCAAAGAATGTTTTCTTTAAAGGTTTTAAATCAAAGATTGAAAGGTCTCCTTGGTTTGCTGGTAAATATAATTCAAAAGTAGATAGCATTGAGTTTGATAAGGCAATTACAGTTTTCTCTGGTCACTCAGAGCGTGAGTCACATGAGGGTTTAAACTTGATCATGGCAGTCCTTGATGAAATTTCTGGTTTTGCATCGGAAGTTGGAACAGGAAATGATCAAGGCAAGACTGCTGAAAATATCTACAAAGCATTTAGCGGTACAGTAGACTCTCGTTTCCCTGATCTTGGTAAGGTAGTTTTACTTTCATTTCCACGCTATCAAAATGATTTTATTTCAAAGCGGTATGATGATGTAATTGCTGATAAAGATATAATAGAACGTAGACATAGGTATATAATTAATCCAGACCTTCCTTCTGATGATCCAGATAATCAATTAGAAATTGTATGGGAAGAAGACCATATTACTGCATATAAAATACCAAAGGTCTACGCATTAAAAAGACCTACATGGGAAGTAAATCCTACTAGAAGTATTGAAGATTTTAAAATGTCTTTTTTTAAAGATATGGGGGATGCAATGATGCGTTTTCTTTGTACCCCAACATATTCATCAGATGCATTCTTTAAACAAAAAGATAAATTAGAAAGATGTATGACCTTAAGAAACCCTGTGGATAGTCATAGAAGATTTGATCCTGGCTTTGTTCCAGATCCAGAAAAAACTTATTATGTTCATGCTGACCTTGCACAAAAGCACGATAAGTGTGCCGTTGCGATTGCGCATGTGGATAAGTGGGTTAACATTCAGGTTATCAAAGACTATGAGCAAGTTGCACCTATCGTAATAGTAGATGCTGTTGCTTGGTGGGAACCAAAAGTTGAAGGCCCTGTTAATCTATCTGAAGTAAAGCTTTGGATACAAAACCTTCGCAGAGAAGGATTTAATATTGGAATGGTATCGTTTGACCGTTGGCAATCATTTGATATTCAAAATGAACTAAAAGCTGTCGGTATAAGAACTGATACTGTTTCTGTTGCTAAAAAACATTATGAAGATTTAGCAATGATGATCTATGAGGAAAGAGTTGCTATGCCAATGATTCCTTTATTGCTTGAAGAAATGAGTGAACTTAAAATTATGAAAAATAATAGAGTTGACCATCCACGCAAGAAATCTAAGGACTTGGCAGATGCTGTTTGTGGGGCGGTATTTGGAGCAATATCCCATACAAGTAAGGATTCTAATCTAGAGATTGAGATTCATACTTGGTCTACTGCATCCCGACTTGCACAAAAGCAAAGGGATGTGGTAGAATTAGAAACTAAGGAAATTCCTGAAGATATCAGAGATTTCCTAGATGAATATAAATTAATTTAATCAAACAAGGAGAAAAATGAATTCATTTAAGAAAATCGCTCTTGCCATGGTTGCAGCCATGACATTGGGCACAATCGTAGCAACACCTGCAAGTGCTGCTGTAATGACAGTCGCTGTATCACTTGACACTGTAGCAAATACTACAGCAAGTGCAATTGCAACGCCTGCATCATTACCAGTACCTGCAGACAACACAGTTGATGCAGCAGACGCACTAAAGTTTGTAGCAACAGTTGACGTAGGAACATCAGTTTCTGTAACATCAACAAATGCAACAATCGTATCTGCACTACACACATCTGCAGCACCAGTAGGGGCAGCATCAGGATCATCATCTTTGACAGTTGCAACTGGTACAGGAACAACAGCAACATTTTATGTCTACACAAAGACAACAGCAATTGGTACAGTTGTAATCAATAACGGTGGAACAACTCTTACATACTATGTACAGGGTACTGCTGGAAAGATTAACAACCTAACAGTTTCTGCACCTACAGCAGGTGCTGCTGGAACAAAGCAAGACATCACAGTAACTGCTACAGATACATTTGGTAACAAAGTATCAGGTAAGTCATTGACTGCAACAGTATTTGCTGCCACAGCAACACTTGATACAGCAACAGTAACAACTGGGGCTACGCTTGCTGACTTTGGAGTTGCAAAGTTTACTGCAACACTTCCAGCAACTGGAACACGCACACTAATTACATTTGCCCCAACAACTGCTGGAGATGCAACATCTGCAGACGTAGTTGGTCTAACCGCTCGCACACTTTCTCCATTCGCAGAGATTGCAGTTCGTGATCTAGTATCAGAACTAGCTGTTGCTAAGGCTGCAACAGATGCAGCACTTGCTGCTAAGGCAATTTCAGATGCTGCAGTTGTAAAGGCTGCTTCAGATGCCGTTGCTGCCAAGACTGACTCAGATGCCGCACTTGCAGCAGAGAAGGCTACTTTTGTAAAGGCACTTGCAGATGCAAAGATTGCCTCAGATAAGGCACTTGCAGATGCAAAGATTGCCTCAGATAAGGCACTTTCAGATGTTAAGGTTGCAACAGATGCAACTATTGCAAAGCTAACAGCAGATAATTCTGCAGCACTTGTTGCTCTTAAGAAATCTTTTAATACACTTGCAAACAAGTGGAACAAGAAGAATCCAAAGGCAAAGGTTACTTTAGTTAAGTAATTAATCCAACACTAAGGGGATCTACTTCGGTAGGTCCCTTTTTTGTATTCCTACATCTTTAATTGAATAATTTGATATAATAAGCAAGAGGAGAGTCCCCACTTGAATAAACTCTTGCGCATGTTTACTGTAATATTACTTGCCTTTGGATGGTTATTTATAGCACCACTAGGAGCATATTCTGACGACCCCTTAACAATTGCAGACCAAAAAATTCAAGAACTTAACGACAATATTAATCAATTAAACTATAAAGATGAGTTTAAAATACTAATATCAATAGCAGAAGATAACTATGATTCTGCGGTATTAGCAAAAAATAATAGAGATTTAAAAGTAAATGACTATGATAATAAGGTTGTTGTAAAAACAACGGCAAATAATAATAAAATATCAGCACAATCAGCAGTAGATCTACAAACCCCTATAGTTGCAACAGACTTAGCTAATAAGAATACTGCCCAAGATGCATTAGATATAGCAAATATAAATGTATCTACTACTCAGCAGGCAATTCAAAAT